TTGGTTTCTCGGGCACAATCCCACACACTTCGATAGTCCCCTTGTGGCAGACTTCAACAAACCGCGGGTCGATGGCGATCTCTTGGTCCTCCATCGGGACCTTGACCGCCATCACGTCATCGAACCGCACCTCCGGCATCTCGTGGATGAAGAGGGCCACATAGCCGGTGGGACTCCAGGAGGCCGGGACGATGGCCGAGCTTTTATACTCGGAGGGCGGCTGCGATTCACTGGGGGCCGACGACTCGCTGGGGGCCGAGGACTCGCTGGGGGCCGAGGACTCGGAGGGCGGCTGCGATTCACTGGGGGCCGACGACTCGCTGGGGGCCGAGGATTCACTGGGAGACGATTCACTAAGCGAATCCGATTGACTGGACGCGGACGATGATGGTTGACATGCTCCAACCATAATCAGCAACCATCGTCCAGCCACGAGCCGCACAAGCACTGGTGTTGCAGCCTCGATATACTTGCGCCCCGTTGTCGACTCCGTTTTCGCACGGGGGTGCCAATTGATGAGACCGAAATCATCCCAAGCCTGAATCGTCTGCTGCGGCTCTGAACTGCTACCGGAAGAACTGCTCGCCTGCTGCCCGTGATGTTCAAGTTGGATATCCGCCTCATCGCAGGCGTACCACGTCTCTCTAGTTACGGCCTCCTGGACGCGATCATAGGTATCAATGAACTCCCACGCGCCTCGAGCATTATCGAAGGCTGCCCAAATATACTGCGATAGTGACGGAACCTTAGCAGTTTGCGGGACTGTCCCAAGTTGCGGCCACCAAATAGCCACCTGTTTGGCAGTGCCGGCTTTTTGCCACCGGCCAGCGACACGGATCACCGGCTTTGCGCGGATACTCAAAAAGTATGATCCCTTGGCAGTGCCGGCTTTTTGCCACCGGGTCGCTGCCTGTCTCGCTTCCCAGAATAGATCATCGACTGCGAAAAGACCTAGATGCTGGTATCGCGATTGTGTCGATAACGTGCCTCCCGCGCCAACAACACCTTCCGGTGGGCGCTGCTGTGCTTTGTGCGCACGGGCCGATATGGCGTCAATGTCGGTGGAGCGTATGATCTCACCGCGTTTTGGTCTTGGTCGCACCATCTCACGCCTCGTACACAACACACAGAAGCTGGCTGTTCGCCTGATCCGCCACGGCGCCCAGCGTCAATCCGGGCGCCACGGGAAAGACCGCAAACTGACCGGGCGCCAGCCGCATGAGCGATCGCTGACTTCCGTCATTATACCCGAAGGAAATGTTCCCGGATGAGTCGATGTTCTTCACGAACGCATAACCTGGGCTGCTCAAATCCGTCAGACTGATCGTTACAGGCGTTGTCCCGACGGTCTTGGACATAACGAGAACTTTAGAGCCGGTCCGCTGAACGCTCACCGTGTCGTTGAAGTCTGCTTGCCACTTTTCGTTTTCGTCATGGCGCAACGCCAAGTCGATCGTAATCACTACGCACCTCCTTTCTAAGTGCCTAGGGCTATAGCACCATCACACAAACAGATAGCTGAAATCGGCTCGTTCGTACCGTAAAGACCAACCGCTTGTCGTTTTCACGTAGACCTCAATCCATCCATCCTTCCGCAGTTCGTGGTTCCAACCGTAGGTCTTTCCCTTATCCGTCACGCACCGGTAGAGGAAGTTGCACGTCACCGCCCAACGCACGGGATAGTCGAAGTCCAGCGTCGTCTCCATATCAATGCTGTAATTCTCGAAGAGCACGGTATCCGGAGGCTTGCCGAGAAATGAGACACTGTTCACTTTCCCCACGGCGGCGTCAAACCGCTGTTGCGGCACAGACTCCAGGTTGTGCCAGGTGATCGCGATCTGCTGTTGCGGCACATACAAACGCAGAGCCGGTGATTCGCCGTCCGGGATCGGCTTGAATGGGTCTTCATCAAGATTGTCGCCCCAGTGGGCGTTGTCGATCTTGAGGAATTCGCCACCCGCGTCGAGCTTCAGTTCCAGCCACGTTCCCTTCCGTCTCTGCGGCACCATCATCCCTTCGGGCCAGAGAGCGATTTCCTGCGGATTGATGCCGTACGTGATGCGGACTCTCGCATAGTCGTATCCGATCACGGCGCGCGCGGGATCATGTGGCGGGATCGATTTTGTTCCTTCGCCCAGCGCTGGATCAACACTGATGGACACGGGGTACGCCCAGAGAGCGCCGGGGTGGGGCTTTTTCTGCATATAACGCAGAAATGACCAGACGTTCGCCGCCGGACCAATAAATGTGCGGTCGATCCGCGCGATCGACGAGTTGTCGAATGTTGCAGCATTCGAACCGGATATCTCGACGAATCCAAAGAGCGTATTAGCCATAGACTGCTGGCACAGGTGATTCAAGTTTCACTTTCAATGCGCCGCCATCAGCCGCTGCGGCCATCTTGGCGATCCCGTCTGCTGTCTTTTGTGCTGCTTCTGTCGCCTTCTTTTGCAACTCCTCAAAGGCCTTTTGCTGCATCTCGCGGGCCAGGGCCGCGAATCCGACAAATGACGCCGTTGGTCCTTTCGTCTCGGCTGCCTTTTGAGGGGCTGCGGCGGACGGTGTCGGCGGTGCGGCTCCGCCGGTTGGTGCACCAGCTTCGGGTCCAGGGCCTGCCGCCGCACGACTCTCCTGAAACTGCTTCCATCGCTCATTCCACTCGCCCATGAGCGCATCCAGTTTTTCTGTTGATTCCTTGGTGTTCGCCTCAACGAATGCGGGCCATTCCTTGATGGTCGATTTGAAACCTTCGGTCAGACCTTTCCATTCGAAGTTCCAGTCGCCGGTCTTGATCCAGTTCCAGAAAGCCGTCCAGAGATTGCGGAGATTCTCGAACATGTTGCCCATGATTGTTTTTGTGATGTTGAATATGTCCGTGAATACGGACTGCCAGTTATCAGCGAACCAGCCAACAGCGATGACAAAGTTTTGGCCGAAGGCCTTGATCTGTTCCCATGTGTTGAGCACGAATAGACGGGCACGCTCCACCATGATGGCAAGCGCCAATCGCCAATTCTCGCGCAAAAAGACCATGAATTCGCCCATCTTGCTGGCCCATGAGGCCACAGAATCGAGCGTTGCGCCGGCCCACTCCAGAATCGGCTTGACGTTGAACGCTTCGATGAGACCCGATCCGATATTCGCGAGTGCAGTTTGGATGTTGTCCGTCACCGTGCTCCAGAGGCCACCAATTGTTTTGCTGAGCTTCTCCATGCCACCGGCAAACTGTCCGCCTGCTCCTGTGAGACGGTTGATCGCCTCCTGGACCTGAGGAAATCCGACCTGTCCGCTCGACACAAGTTCGCGGACTTGGCTTTCGGCAACACCAAAGACGTTGGCCAGTTCGCGCGTGATGGGAATGCCGCGGCTCTGAAAGGCGTCCAGCGTTTGTGTGGTCATGTGTCCTTGTGCTTGAATCTTCCCATAGATTGCGGCAAGCTCACCGAGATTCGCTCCAGAAAGGGCGGCGATATCGCCGAGTTGTCGCATCGTGGGGACGATATTTTCGGCCGCGGTGCCGTAGGCTAGAAGTTGTTTCGCGACTTCGGCCAATTCCATCTGTTCAAAGGGTGTCGCCGCCGCGAATTTGTTGATCTCATCCATCATCGTCTTGGCTTTGGAGCTGCTGCCAAGCAGAACCTCAAACGACGTGGACAACTTTTCGACCTGCGACGCAAGACTAATCGCAGAACTGACGGCAGAACCGATGCCCTGTGCGAGTGACATTCCCACCCCGATGCCCATGCCCTGGAGGATATTCATCGGATTGAGAACACTGCCCACAGCACCGGCGAGACTCTTGAGCGGGGCGGCGGCTGCCGATCCGACGGTACTAAGTGCGGAGCGAATTCGGCCAACCGCTCCCGTGACAGCCTCAACACCGGCCGTTCGAAACTGGATCACGTGCTCGGCAAGGACGCCCATCAGAGTTCCCTCACTACGTAATGCTCATCGGGGCCAATCGCCCCTTGCAGGATTCTGAGCTGGTACACTGTCAATTCCAGGACCTGCTCCGGGGTCCACCCGAATTCTTGGGCCGCCCAACGGAAGAGCGCCGGCCAGTTCATTCGCTTGTATTCGATGCCGTCGTCTCCCCCGTCGGGCCAGCGGAGTTTTTTAGTCCACCCTCAACAATGTGTCCTACGAAGGCAGACAGTCCATCGAGTGGAACATCGCCAAGTTTTTCGAGGAGAAAGTTTCTGACGCTCTGAAGTGTTGGAAACTCCACAGCGTGATGTTTTCTCAGGGCAAGAAACCACTGGATTGCGACCTGTTCGAAAGGCGGCAAGCGATTTATCTCTTCTATCGTGATCGCGCACCGCTGTGACGCAACCCGGTGGGCCTGCTCCCAGAACACAGCACGCTGATCAGGCGGCAACCGTGAGGCAACTGCCACCGCCTTGTCGAGAACGTCATTGGTCTCTTGGATCAATTGGGCTTCGAGCGCGGCCCACGCTCCGAGCGTCGGCGTAGTCAGCGTGTAGACACGCCCTCCAATATTGAGTTGCCTTTCGATTTTTCCGGCGACTCTCGCTAACCCATCCATAGTCACTCCTCATACAGTCCACTCGCCGTCGCCTTCGAAGTCCACGCTGTACTTGATGATTTCGCCGGTGTCGGGCGTGACTGTCACTGAAATCTTCTTGACGATAGCGCTGCCCGAATAAGTCTTTCCTGTATCGCCTTCGGCCAGTTCAAGCGCCGCTGTTGCTCCGACAGTTAAACCGGTGACAATATTCACACACTCGAACGATCCTCTGACATCGACGACGCCCGGCACGGCGTATTTAAACCCACCTGCACCGTACTTGCTGACTTCGGCCTCCATGTCTAAAGTCCAACGAAGAACTTCAATGTTCGTTGTCCCGATTTTCGCTGTTCCGGATTTTCCTGATCGTCCAGCCATGGTCTACTCCTCAATCTCTTGCACTTGGTATTCGATTGTTCCTGTCGCGATCCAGCGTTCCTGTCGCGCCCCCTCATCACGTTCGATAGTGAAGTCGCTAAGTTGGCCACTCAAGACTACGAGATCATCGCTCGTCCATTGTCTGTCGGCCAGCTTCCGCATGATACGGCGTGCCATTTGTGCCTGTGACTCGTTAATGCCACTGACGATTACGGTCACCTCAAGCACCGGGTATTCCGTCAGCGATGACCGCGTCGCGAATCGCAGTCGCCATCCTTCGATTGCCGCACACGGTCCCGCGTGGCCGCTTGGCGGCACGGCAGCGACAGTCCACGCGAGATCGGTCTCAGCGATCACGATCGCCAGTTCGGTTTTTATCGCCTCGATTGCTGTCATTTGACTCGCAACTGCTGAAGGGCCGCGCGCGATTCATCGAGGGCCCGCGTCAACCAGGGCCGTGGGGCAATACGTCCCGTCCCGACCTCCAGATACGCCATGTACGCGGCATTCTTCCGAATGCCGAGACGTGCGAATAAGGAGTTTTGATTGTACTCGACAGCAACATTCTTGCGCCCAAAACTACGTCTGACCTGCGGTGGTTCTCCAGGTCTGCTTCCGATGAAAACCGTGTATTGGCTTCCCTTTTTGCCCTTACTTGTATCCCGCTTTCGTTTCTTCCGGATTCGTTTCGCCGGTTTACTAACCAGAACAATGGCGCGTGTGCGGACGATATTCGCCGCAACCACGATCAGTTTCCACGCCTGTGCGCGTGTGATCTTCGGTACATCAGCCTGAAACTTCGTCGATGTCGAAATCGAAATCATGTCGCTGCTTGAGAAATCGTCCACAGTTCACCGCCGACGACGGATGGGTCGTCACTGGCAGCGCGTATCTGCTCATTGAGCAGTGCGATCTGTTCCATCAGCCATTTCTCATACTCGTCCCAGCGCACATCCGGCGGTCCCTGACGTGAGGCGAGTTCTGCCGCGTAGCGATCGCGTGCGGTCTTGAGGTCATCCAGGTAACTCATAGCATGCCTCGCCCGACAATCATCCAGAGCACGACGCCGCCAACCACGGTTCCGCCAATACCCGCCAACCAGACGGCCAGCACGTACATGCTCTGCACGCGGTTGGCCAATCCGATCTTGCCGTTGCCGCCGTACACCTCGTTTTCCAGATGCTCCAGGCGACGACAAATATGCGGCCACATGGAGCGCAGCTCCGTAACGGCTTCGGCAATCGCATCAACCTTCTTTTCTAGTCGTGTGATGTCATCCATGGTTCAGGATTCTATGATCTGGCTCGCCCGGCTCGCCCTCAAACTCGACAAGGGCGAAGCATTCCACATCCATTCGCCGGAATTCGGCCTCGAGATCGTCGAGGAGGTTCCAGGCCCCACCGGGCGTCTCTCCCCGTAACGGGCGGCCGTGGGCCTCCGGCCCCCAGCTGTTGAGCCGATACAAGGCCGGCAATTCCTCGTTGTACTCAATCAGGCACATCTGGTGGGCCCATGAACCGGAGGGGACAAAGACGTGATACCCCTTGTAGTTCCTGGGCTCCATACGGAAACCCCGGAGGCTGGCAATCGTGAGCGGGCGGCGGTAGTCGCGGATCATCTGC